ACAAGGTAATTTCAAAACTAAATTAGCCACTTCAAAAGAAGTAACATCATCCATTAAATTACGAACCTTTTCTAAATCATTATAATAAGTATCAGTAGCAGAACCTGGGTCGGCATCATTGCTTGTAGTGTATTCTCCATGCGCCTCATCAATAAAAATATAATTAAACACCAGTTTTGAATCTTGTACTTTATCATATATCAAACAATTCCCACCTTCTTGCGGATGCTCTGCTACAACATAACAATAATCAGTAGTCGATAATTGAATAGAAAAAGTTCCATCAGAACCTGAAGTGGTTTCTTGTATTAATGAGCCATCACTTCTTTTATGTGATCTAATGATAACTCCTTCAACAGGCTCACCATTTAATTTGACTATACCATCCATAATAAAAATCCTTTACGTGCTTACGTGATCAAGAGCAGTTGCATTCACAAAAGGTTGAGCTTCTAAATCATCCAAAATCACTACATAATACTCATCATCTTCAGGAATCTCACAACTCAAATATCCGTCACCGTCACTTTCAGCAGTAGCTATAAGCTCTCCTGTACTTCTTTTATGAAAATTCACTGTTCGAGAAACCTCTTCTCCGCCTTTTCTAATTGTAGCAGTAATTGTGGTGTCCATAAATTCCCCCCCAACTATATTTCTGAAAAATCGACTAAAGTGTACATTTTGGTCACGCCATCTGTATTCGTTATTTTTATCATTATATCACCATCATCTCCTGATTCTGTCCCATCACTTTGCCAAATCACATACCCACCACCCCCAGGAGGCGGATCAGGAGGATCATAAGATAATGCGTTTCCGACAAGCACATTGTCATATATTTTTTGTGACATGTCACTGACAAGTAACCATCTTTTACCAGTTCCACCTGTATCAGGTTTTATCACATTTGGTGAATCTTCTTCTTGATTATTATCAACGTCTAATCTATAGAAATATACTTTGTCTGGAGTCATTACAATAGCTCTATCTTTGCTTGTAAGTGACCCTCCATCGACTTTATCTAATGCATCTGATCCCTCAGTCACAGCACCTTTAACATAAAGCATATGCTTCTCCCTAGCTTATATTATTTGTTAGCCATATAGAAAAAGAATCATTTGGAGTATTTGGTGGATCTTCTCTGAGTCCTTTGCCACCTAATATTTGTGGTTCAGAAGAAATTCTCTCCCACTTTTTTCCTTGTGCTGAACTGATAGGAGAGACTCTATCAGGATAAGAATCATCTGGAATGAATCTCCCTGTATAGTCAACTAATCTATAAAAATACACCCCATCATCTGTGATGATCATAGCATAATCATCCTCATTAAGATAGTATCCACTTATAGATACTAATGACCCACTTGATCCTAATATTTTTGTTTTATAATAGAAATTACTCATTTTTAGCTTCCTTCACATTATGATCAATTCCTAAATCATTCATTATTTTTTCATCAACTTTTGATTGCAAAAGACTTATTGTGTTTTTCAAATTTTCAATTTCTTTATCTTTTTCAGATAAGGACATGCGTAAAGACTGCACTTCTAAATCTCTATATCCTAATCTTTGTAAAAGCTCATTCACAGTGAAATTCATAATTTCTCCTACTTATAATCAGTACACATTTCAATATTTGCACCATTTGAAGGAGTTGAATACGTAGAATCAGTAAAATTAAATTCCAAATATGTAGGTGGAGTGTATTCCTGACAAACAATATCTCCTTCTCCAACTGCTTCACCTTCAAGTTCCATAGCCATGTAGGTGACAACACCAGATGCAATTTCGATTAAACCATCTTCACCTTCTTCTCCAGGCTGAACATCACCTAGCGATAATTCGTAAGCATTAAACTCTCCAGAAAACTCATTAAAATACGAATAATACGTTAAATCCATTATTGCTTTTAAATAAACAACGTGACCTTCATCAGCTTCTAAAGAAACTTCTCCCTCAAAATCCTCATTATCAGAAGTAATAAGAAGTGTAACTTCTGTTTCATCATCAATGACAGCAGATATTGTAGCTTCTACCGATTTTGTAACTTCTTTTACATTACCCTCCCCCCATATCTCTTCCTCTGTCCAAGTACACATCACATCACCATATATTTTTATTTTTTCATATCCTTTTGTAATTGATACAGAATCTGTTATCCAAGTTTCTCGTTTATGTCTTGAACTGTCAATCCATCCAATATCCTCATCTTCTTCTTCTAAATGATAAAAATCCTTATTCACATATATTTTACCTGGAGAAATTTCTTCTCCCTCATCATCAAGCGCACTTTCATCAACAGTAGCATATACATAAGGAGTAAAATGACATATGCCTGTATTAGGATCATAATCAATATCTTTAACTTCACAAATTAATTCTTGAGAATTATTTTGAAAACTCGCAGCAAATAAAGGAACTCTCTTCGGCCATACTTGAATAATCGGTTTAACAGCCCAGTATCCAGGAATACGTACATTTTCTTTATGCTCACCTGTTCCAAATTCAATTCTTCGTACACAACGCACTCTTCTATGCTGCCCATCTGGAAAATAACGATAAAATTCCAAATTACCACTGTCCATAATACAATAATCTGATTGACCGTCTTCATTTCCAATCTGTATATGACTTCCAGGATAAATAGCACCACCATCTATTAAAGTGCCATCACCACCATTCCAGGAGTTGATAATGCCATTTACATGTAATTCTAAACCATCATAATAAAAATAATTGCTGCTTTGGGGAGAATTATTTCCTATAAAAAATATTCCGTTATTTAAATCAAAATAAACACCTTCAATATCAGCTAGTTCTAAATCTCCTATTCCAGATAAATCAACATTATTACCATCTATTTCTACTCCATCTTGTTCTGCAAAATTCTGAGATAAAATATAACCAGCAGTAATAACTCCCATTTCACTATTTATAGCTGATAAATAATCAACATCTATATGTTTTGCTCTTACAGCATTATAAGCTATATCCTCAGTTCCTACAGCTAAAGTTGTAGCACTCTCAATACTTGACCAATCTGATTTTAACCCGCTTGTATTTATTGCTCGTATTCTATAAAAATATTCTTTATCTGCTTCTAAATCAGTATCAACAGTATGATGGGCATAAAAAGTTCCTACAGTAGTTTCTTCTCCTGAAAAATCTCCTGTACCTGATCTTTGTAATTCATAGCGATCAACATCACTCATTTCAGATTTTTCCCACTTAATTCCCATGACCTTAAAGCCAGGAACTAAAGCGAGTGCATCCCAACTAGGAGCTGGAGGAGGTTCAGAATTCTCAGCACCAACAATAGTCACATATTCACTAAAATTAGTAGGGATATTATTTATATCTATTGCTCTGACAGTCACACCGTACTCAGTTCCTACTTCAACACCATTCCATTGATAATTACTTTCATCTGTAAAATAATTTGATCTTTGAGAAAAAGGACCATTTGCTCCTTTTTCAAGATAAATTTCATATTGTTGGAAATTGGGATGACTTTCAGCATTTGAATCCCATACTGCTTTAATTATACAAACGACATCTCCATCAACAACTTCGGTCCATGTTTCAAGTGATAATCCAGTAGGAACTGGTAAATCTGTTTCAGAAGATGGCTCAACAATTACTGAAGAACTGATTGCATTTTCAGATTTTATTCCTGAAGTATTTACAGCTTTTATCCAATATGTATATTCACCTTCCATTTCATCTGATACATCTATACTATCTCCACTACCAGTAGCGTTTTCTATTACTACAACTCCAGATTCCCAATCAGCACCAGTTCTTATTTCATAATGACTCAAATCTAAATTTGATACTTGAGACCAGGCAAATGAAATTGTGCGATATTCTTCATTATATGTAGCTTGAAAAACAGAAACATCATTTGGAGGAGCTAATTTTCCAAGGACTTGTATTGTGTCTGTATTGCTGCCTGTATCAATTGCGCCTTTATCATAAGGAGACACATAAATCCGATAAACATGATATAAATCAAGATAATCTGATCCTATGATAAAAGATAATTGAGTGGTTGTTCCACATTTTTGAATAGAACCACTACCCGTTTCACCTGAACTTGAAAATCCAGTATCTTCCAAATCCTCTTCTGTCGTAATATCCTCAATCCAAATATCCCATTGTGATCCTAAATTATCATTCATAGGATACCAAGACACAGAAAGCTTACTTTGATAATCTCCTGATTTCGCATACGTTAAAAATTCACTCACCGTTACGCCCGTAGCCTCTTGCTCACCTGGTAATTCTGGTTCCCAATAGCCTGGACCACCTTCAGTATCATAAATATTCTCATTATATTCTATACATGTAATACGTCTTGTTTGATCTTGTGATCTTGTAATATTCGTGATTCTATAGGGTTTTTTAACTGTTCCTGTTTCTCCTATTATAAAAACATCATATGGTTCAGGAATTTCGCTAAAACTTGAAGTCAACTGAACTTCATCAGTGTTTCCTTGTGTATCGGAAGACACTGTTTTTTCAACAATTGTGTCATCAGACAATCTAAGGAGAAGATTGTAAGTAACCCCAAATTTAAAATCAAAAGGATGATCGATTTTCACACTATTGCTGGTTGCTTCTAAAATCCTACCACTTATAGAATCTTGATAATTTGGAACTTCATGTTGAAAATAAATCAAATCACCAACAACACAAGCAAAAGAATCAACAGCAGCCTCAAATTCAATTGTTCTGATCAGATATTTATTGGAATTCAATAAATAAATTGCTTCTCTCACAGCTCTGTCATAGCTAATACATGCATTGAATTTGATATTTGTCTTTTTTGGAATTTCTTCTGATCTTTGATATTCTTCAGAATACACAAAAGCTATCTGATTCGTGTAATCTTTATCAGGATCTAAATATGTGACCTCTACAGCATTTGCTCTGTCTTTCTTAGGAAGGTACTGTAATTGGAAAGTATCTCTGACAATATTCCCCATAGTGAAAACATGAGAAACATTATCTTCTGGCTTATCAATAAATACACCGTACTTTGATCCTCTTCTAACAATAACACCTCTTCCAAAAGATGCTATTCTCTGTACACTTTCCCAAACAGTTGATTGCTTATCTAAAACAATACTGAATTTTGATTGCTCACCTTCAGGTTCTAAAGATTCACAATGAGTAGCCCATTCAACAAATTCATCATACAATAACCTAGAATAATTTATTTTATGGTGTACATTTAAAAGGGCATATGCAGCCCAAGCAGGATTTCTTGTATCTACTAAAATTCCATTTCCATTTTTATCTTCTACTGTCACATTGTTTCTTTGAACAACACATGTTAGTGAGGGCATTCCACCAGATAATTGATCAGTAGCCAGTGCTTTTATTGCATATTTAGCTACTCCAGGATAAGACAATTTTTCATCAACTATTTCTTTAAATCCTTCCCAATGAACTCTTGATTCTTTTTTATAATCATCAGTATGATCTTCCGATGTACGCATGACACGAACATCATATTTTTCTGGAGACAAACCATCAATGGTAACACTTTCCATTATTGCTGTAGTCTGATCGCTCTCAAGAGTCTTCTCAGTAAAAATAGTCCAGGATGATTCTCCATTCACTCTATAAGAAATCTCAAAGGAGGCTGACACTGATATCTTGTCACCACTATCAGTAAGTTCATACATTCCGTATGGGGCTTTTAATACAACAACAAGTTTATCAACAGTATTTCCTTCAGTTTCTAAAACCGCAGCCTCACCATTAGATAAAAGAATTCCTGGAGCCCTTTGTAAAACAACTTCACTGAATTCATCAATAGGCTCATCAGTTGTTGTTCCCATTCTTGTATAAGCGGAAACCTTCTTAAAATTATTGAATGGTTGATCATTTATACGAATATCTGAAATTCCTTCAACCTCATGATCTGCTACAGCTAAGAGAACATTCAAATATTCCTTATTATCATTAGTAGTTGTAAATTTATTAATTATATGTCCAGCAATTTTATGAGTACCAAAAATTATCGGTATGGGACTTCCTTCATTTTCACTTGGTTGAAGCATTCCCCAACTATATGTAGGAGAGTCTTCTCCACCATCAATTCCAGAAGGAGCATCTTGCCCTCCTAAAGCATTAGCAAGCATATTCATGCCCATGCCAATAACAAGGGAGGTTACTATATATGTAGCCCCATAAACAGCAGCAGTTAAAGCACCGGCTGCTAAAGCAGAAGTGAAACCTGTAACAGTAGCAGTGGTAGTCAAAGAAGCAGCCCATGCAGCAACAGCGCCTGCAATTCCCCACTCCACTTCAGCAGATATAGCTACTATTGATCCTGCTTTAGGATATACATCATCCCATAATCCTTCGATTACAATACCATCAATAGCAGCAACAAGTTTTGTACCCCGCAGAACAATCAAATTGCCTACGTATTCAGATAATGACTTTCCTTCAACGTAATCAACTTCCCACGTTTCTCTAATATCAGATTGCAGGGGATTTCGTATGAAATGAAATTTTATTTTATTGTTCGATGTAGTCATAAAAACCCTTTAATCTATTAGCCCTTCCACTCCACAAAGGAGAAGATAATTTTTCAATGCATACTCCAAAATTACGAATATGAAGGAATTTGCCATTTCCAATATAAATTCCTATGTGCTGTGTAAAATAAGTATCTCCTCTGAGAAGAACTACACAAGGAATTTTTGGAGTATCCAATTTTATCCATCTTGGATCTTGCTTTGCTTTTTCAACTTCATTAGATATTTGCTCACAAGCATAAGCACTGATTGAATAGTCTTCCAATTCAATTCCATAACGTCTGTAGACTTCTCTCACTAATCCAAAGCAATCATAAGAGTCAGGACCCCTGCCACCATCACTGAATGGTTTTCCTATCAGATCATTTACATCTATCATACAATCAACCCCATCTGGCCTAATCCAGGAAATCCACCAAAATTAGTTTGATTTCCGTATTCTCTACACTGAATAAATGTTCGATCACATGTTTCTTCAGAACCAGAATATTTACAATATGGGCCTTTGAATTCTTTGTATCTGCAATGTCCTTTTAAAAATATATCAGGTGGGGAACGATAATTTGTTAAATTTTCTGCTCCTAAATTGAAATTTATTTTATTCATGTGATCAATTGACACATCAATAATCTCAAATGGCTCATGTAATTCAGGATCAGACAAATCCAAATGATCAGAATGAACAATGTAAATATTAGCTTCAGCTCCTATGCCACCATCATACTGATCAATGATCGGCGTTATTTTTCGATCAATATCCCAAACACCAAGAGAAACAGTTGGAATTTCGCCTTCTTTTGATTCAGACAAATCTCCTAATTCAAATGGATAAGCATACCAAGTTTCTCCATCCCAAGTGATATTTTCAGTATTGTAACAAACTCTTATGGGAGTCTCACCGGTATAAATTATCTCTAACAAAAGCAGCCATACATGATTAGAAACCAATTTGTTTTTTTCTTGTATGGCTTGCGTACTAATACTTAAAGGCATATTTTTATACCTCCTCTAAAGTCAACGAGCATCTATAATAATTAGAACCGGGTCTTATCTCCTCAATATCTAGCTCATCATCAGAAAAAACAACTGTGTACTCTGTATTATCTCTTGGATTTGTCCAAAGCACATAATCTCCAGAATGATCCTCAAAGAACTCTTCTAGTAACAAAGCGTCATCAGAATCAAGAACATGGTGCTCATCATTATCACCCCAAGCAAGTTTCCATCGTCTTTTAGCTTTTGTGAATTTTTTCCTTACTTGAACATATCCATGCTCGAAGTCAGACTTATATCTAAAGCTAGTGATATTTCTATTTATAGATGACGGTTCTTTGAGATTACTTGGCCAATCTACTGTAGCCATAATCTTCTCCTATTTTATGCTTTTGAAAGAGATCCTTTGAGATTCTTTCCAAAATTGTTTTTATTTCTGTTTGCTGCATCAAGCACAACATTCAAAATCCATTTATCACCATCAAATTTAGAATCACCCTGTTTGGCAGCAACATTCTCTCCGGATTTATTCTCAATCTTTATCTCTATATTTGGAGCAGAATCTTTTCTTGATTCATTTTCAGTTGCGCTCTTAAAAACTTCTCCCAAAGCAGCAAGTTGTCCTTGTGTAAAAACAACTTCTCCTTTCTGCAATATGGCTGGGTATTCATCACTCGAAAGACTTGAGAGACCATCATGCAATTTCTTTGCTCCATCAAATAAGGAAGAATTAACAAGTCTCAATTTCTTTCTTTCACCATCTATTCCAACAACTCCGCCAGTATGAAAGCTCTTTATCAATCCAGACATATCGAAAGCTGATGTACTGGTTCCCATCTGTGGACCAGATCCACCAAGCAAAGAAGCAAACATACCCATAAATTGCTTAACAACACTGCTTGCAAGCATATTCGCCATTTCTTGAAGAACTGCTCTTCCAAAACCTTTGAATGCTTCTTTTGCGTTTTCAGAGCCCATTATCCAAGAAGCAAATGCCTCTTCACCAGCCTGACTTATTGTTTTTGCTAAATCTTGTGTATTATCAGCAATGTCCTTTGCTTGAGATTGATAGTCTGTATAGAATTTATCAATTCCCAATTTCATTTGATCCCAGGTAGATCCCTGAGAACGGATTCTTGCTTCATTCAACTCCCTTTCAAGACTCATAATCTTAGTTGCAGACTGTCTTGCAAGCTGAATCTTTTCCTGTTCTAATTCTTTATACGCAAGCAGTCCTTTTGCTGTTTCCTCACCATAAAAATTCTCAAGTGCTTTTAGTTGATTCTGAAGACTTTGCAATCTTTGATTTCTATACGTTTTCTCAGCATCTAATTTTGCTTTTGTGACTTCGTAAACAAGTTTCTTTTCTTTCTCAAGATATGATTCAACACCAACACGATTGCTTTCAACAATTTTAAATCTTTCGTTCTCTTCCTCAATTCCAGCAAGTGCTGTTTCACGCCTAAGTTCAGCAAGCGATTCTTCTCTTTCTGCTACTGCTTTAATTTGATCAAGCTTTGCTTCTTTATATTCATTAGAAGCTTCTTTTGCTTCAAGCTCGACTTCTTTTTTCTCATTTATAGCTTTGTTTATTTTCTCTTCATCAGCTTTTTCCTCTCTCAAAAGACTAATTGCTCTTTTTCTTTCTTCTATTATCTCCTTTTGTGTCTCAAGATTATTTTTCGCTATCTGCACTTCAGCTTCTGCCTCAGTCAGGTCACCACTAATCACCTTACTTTCAATTTCAACTTCTGCTTTTTCCTGCTTTCTCTCTATTGATTCAATTCTTTTATCAACCTCATCCAAAATATCTTCAGTAAGCTTTTCTTCAACAGCAAGAACAGCATCAGCATATTCTTTTTTTGCATCCAAGAGCTTTGCTTGACTTTCTGAAGACGGATCTTCATCAAATCTTTTTTGAGCAACTTGCAATTCTCTTTCAGCATACTCTTTTCGAATACGTAGTGCTTCTTTTGATCCCTTCTCGACTTCAAGTAAAGCTTTTTTCTGAGCATTTGAAATCTGAGTCGCCCACTGCTCATATACGTCTGTTTCTTCTCCTTTATCCGATAAATCTTCAAAAAGTTCATTAAGCTTTTTGCGTTGTTCTTCTCTTATCTTATCAAATACTTCATCTATGGAAGTGACATCAACATCGTAATCAGAAAGCAGTCTTGAAATTTCCTTTTTATCAAGCTCTTTTTTGGCTTCTTCCAGGGGCATTTCAAAAATACTCTCGTAGAATTCCCTAAGCTTATTTCCAGCATTTTCTACTTCTTCGAAATTCGCTTGTAACTCTGCTTTTTGCACATCAGTTAATTCTTTAAAAGATTTTGACGCTTCTGGACCCAAATTTTTGATTTTTTCAAGAAATTTATCATAACTATTTATAGTATTATCAACTCCTGCTGAAAGATTGAGCAGAGCCTGAGTCAATTCTATTGTCATTTTTTCAGAAAGATTCATTTCCTCACGAACATATCTAATAACCTCTTCTAACTCTTTTTCTCCTTTAAATAATAAATTGACTTGCTCTTTAAGTTCCTCTTTCTTTATATTCAATTTTTGAGTAGTTCCCCAAAGCAAATCGAGAGCTTCATCAACAGATTTGATATTTTTCAGTTCTCCTTCCGGAATAACAGATCCTACTTCCAACTCTGAATATCGCTCAATGAATTCATCAATTGTAATTTGCTCATCTCTAAGCAGATTTCCAAGATTTCCTACTCTATTTTGAACTTTTTCAAATTCACGAACTGCACGATCACCCCATTTCGAAGACATGTCTGAAATGAATTTATTTACTGTAGGAGTAGCATCTCCATCAATTTTTTCTTCAAGTGTTTCTACTGCTTTTTGTGTAGCCTCAACTGCATCAGTGATTTTCCAATCTCTAGCTTCGGCTAAACTATCAAGAGCATCAGTTAAATTATAAACACCATCCTTATAATTCTCCAGCATTTCTTGCTTATCAGGACCAAGGGCTTCAACAGTCCATTTTGATGCTGCTTGTAAATAATTCATAGGAGCATACTTATTGAATTCAGCAAAAGCTCCCGCAACCCAATCCATGGCTTTTCCAAATTTACCAGCTTCTCTCTGTGACTTTTGAAGACCTTCAGGGATATCAGTTCCAGCAAGTGTTTGCATTACTCCAGCAGACTTTATAACTTCATCAATCTGCTTGGCTGCTGCTTCGATTTGCTTTTCAAACTGAGAAGTGGAAACAGATTTAATTGCTTTTTCTAAATCTTCAAATCCCTGCTGTCCCTTATAAGGAACCTCTTCAAGAGCATATCCAAGCTCTTCTTCAAGCATTCTACTCAAATTTTTTCCAGCAACTTCTATGTCTTCAAATCTTTTGACAGTGTTTTCCCAATCCTGAGTTCCGAACGCATCCTTTAATGATTCTCCCCATTCCTCGACCGATTCTCCTGTTGATTTCAATTCCTGAGCATGTTTGCTTGCTGCTTTTGCTGCTTTGTTATGTGCATTGGCATATCTGTACACAAGATATATGAATGCTGAAATGGCAATAGACCACACATTCAAACTCATAACTAAAGAACTAACTACAGCACGAAATGATCCTAATGCAGTAGTTGCAGCAGCAGCACTACTTGCAATTCCACCAAAAGAAGAAACAATCTTACCAAGAGCAGGAATCAATAATTTATTAATTCCCAGTGCCAGAGCACTGATTGTTCCCATTATTGCAACCGCCCTTCCAAATTCATCAAACTTTTTTATGAGAGCTTCAATTCCAGAAGCAAGCACGGCAGCAATATCAACAAGTGCTTTTAATGCATTGGTAACTCCCGCTTCTCCAAGAGCAACAGCAATCAATTTGATTCTGTCTTGCAGATTCTTAAAGGAAAGCGATAATCCTTCGATCTGAGTGTCGGCCATGTCAGCAGCAGCACCAAACTCTCTAGTCTGTCCTATCGCTTTGGAAAGTGCATTGGAACCGTCAGCAGCATTGCGTATAAGAACAGCAGCAACTTGTGCAGCACGAGTTCCAAAATACTCTACTGCTTTTCCCATATCTACTGTTTCTCTTCTTGCATCCCAAAGCAAGGGAACAAGATTCTCTAAAGAATTCTCCCAACCAGCAAGTTTAGGATTTATATCATCTACATTTTTTCCAAGAGTATTTAGATCAGAAGCAAGATCAGAACTAGCATCAATCATTTTGAGCATCATTCTTCTCAAGCCGGTTCCCATTGTGCTTGCACGAAGACCATTATCAGCAAGTGTCATGAGAGTCCCACTGACTTCATTCAAAGTCAGTCCAGCTTGATTTCCTGCTGCTCCTACGTAGTTGAATGCTGTTCCTAGCTTATCAACAGAAAGCTTTGAATTATTGATCGCATTTGCAAAGACATCAGCAACACGGGCACTATCAGTTGCTGCTAAATTAAAAGCATTCAGAGTTGTGGTGACAAGATCAGAAACAGTTGCAAAGTTGCTCATGGTACCAGTTGCTAATCTAGCAACTCCTGTAATTGCAGACATGGACTCTTGCATGGTCAAACCAGCCTGTCCTAATGTCTGCACACCTTCAGCAACTTCAGTAGCGGAAAATTTTGTTCGGCGAGAAACATCTTGAATTTTATCCCCAAGCACCTCAGCTTGGGAAGCTGTGATATCAATAATTGCTTGAAGATTTTTTAATCCTTGATCATATTGACTCATCACTCTAACACCACCAGCAAGTGCATTAGTAAAACCGTGCACTACTGAAGCAGCAACAACAAAAGCACCAAATTGTTTTACTCTTCTGTTGATATGCTCAAAAGCATTTCCAAAAACTCCTAATTGTTTATTTGCTTTTTTGGTTGAGTCTGTAATCCTATCTGTGGCAGCAACAAATCTTCCTGTACTGCTGATATATCCAACATTACCGGCGTTTAATTTATTTAGATTCTCAGCATATTTTCTAGCACTTAATGATGCTCCTCTTAATGCCTTATCAGCTTTTATCGCTCCACTAGATATTCCTTGCTGTGCTCTTCCAGCTTTTATCGTAGCTCCTGAAAGAGCACGAAACCGTGTTGTGTTCGAATTGATAATAGAAGATAATTCTTGGGCTGATCGCTTATATCTATCAACATTGCTGATAATACTAACTATTGACTTATTTATACTGCTATCAAGTCTTTTTATTTGAGCAACAGTAGAATCAAGTCCTTTTCCAATAGTTACGTTTCCCAAACCACGAGCAGCAGCACCAATTCTTGAAAGTGATACTGCAAAGTTTCTCATTGATTTGATGGTGTTTGGATCAACTCCACCAGCTATTCTTATAAATAATCCACGATCAGCCATGTTATACTCCCTACGTTCCTACACTCTTAGAACTCGTGGATTTAGAAACCCACTGCTTGTGTGCTTTTATCATATCTTTTGTCTTTTGCTCCCTCTCTTCTTCACTGAGACCTTCATATTCTTCTGGGTCTCTGAAGATTGGTAAGTCTTGCTTCTTTTGCTGTCTATCCAAAAGAGCTTTTCTATCTTCTGGGGCTTTTTCAATTTCCTTATCCAAATCAATTCCAGACAATGCTGCAAAAAACTTATACTCGTTGTATTTTTTGTCCTCAATATATTCAAGCATCATCTGAACTTGATATAAATGAAATCCCCCATCATAAAAGCGTTTATTGTAAAAATCGCTTATCCTATACTGGGTGAAACTATTTATTATTGTTAATACAACCCGACCGAAAGGATCTACTGCTTGGGAAGCAATTCCATCACTCTTTCGATCAGGTTTTGGGAGTTTTTTACAAACGCCTCATAGTTCACTTGAAAAATGACTTCAGCAATCTCATAGCACTGATTGTTTGTTAGATCACGAAAGGTAGGACGATCATCCTCAGTTGTCACGTACTCAAGAATAACGCTAAGATTATCTGTAATAATCTCCTGCAGAAATTTCAGAGCATCCTCATTTGATTCAAAGTTTGTTTGATCACCAAACTGAGAAATAACATCAACGAGTCTGTTCGTGATATCGAATTGATCTTGAATAGAGAGGGGATAAATCTTTATCGGATGGACTTCTTTGATACCAATGTTAATTTCTTTGATATCAGGATTCAGTGTTCTCTCAGACATACGTATTCTCCTTTTTGTTAATGAGATTCTTTTCCAATGGATTGTTTGTGATTTCTTCAAGAGAAGATTGTAATTTCATTCTACAAACAAAAACATCCATATGTCAAAAACAAACCCCCCTGCATAAAAACAAGGGGGTTTGTCATAATCATCTACATAGAATAATTCCTATCAGTCGAAGTAGATCCTCCCCAATGGCGAATTATCCCATGCAGCATCACCACCGCTCACTTCAGAGTCGGCACGTTTGGACTCAATAGTAATTGGCACGTTGGCGTTGTCTTCCTGAGCAAAGCTGAGATCCATGGAACTCGTCACCTGTGCCCGAGGAAAGATAATGTACATGTGATTTGTTTGATTCGGATACGTATAGATAGCTTCCATACGCACATATGCAGGCTCTTTCAAATCACCAAGATTGATTTCACCGCTATGTGCATTATCATATCCAGAAGAAGCATCCAAACCACGTGCATATGCAAGGTTACGAGGATGCAGTTCACGAAATTCACATTCCAACTGAGCATTCTCACGCAAAGGAATAACTAAGTCCTCCAATGCAGGAAAGCCCGAACTCATGCGCCAGAATTCAACATCGGACGAGAAGCTTGTGGAATTCAAAGCTCCAAGAGAATCGTCAGATTCATTCAATGTTTGATCTTTTTCCGAAATGTTGTCAGCAGATGAACCAACCAAAATTTTGGCAAGTCCAAGCGCAACAGTCGAAGTATCTTTGGTAACAGGACCAGTTCTAGCCATATTATACCTCCAGTTTCATTTTTTTAGAGAAATTGCTAATTCAGTATTATTTCTATCGTTCCAAAAAGGATTGAAAATTTTATGTTTCTGTTGGAAATAAAGATAAAACATTAACATGACGACAATCATCACGAAAACATGTCATCTTTATCGATCCAAACATTTCAATATGAATAACACTCTTATAATGAGCATTTTTCCCAAACTTAAATACGAAAACACCATTTGGCTTTCTTCTTAAAAGTTTCTTTCCGCATTTTTCACAAAGAACCCATCCTTTCTTATCTGTCTCCATTGTTCCCTCACTTTATGACCATTGTGCTCCCCATTTCAATAAGGAAAGCATATAAACCATTTTCACTTGATCGGGACTGTATACGATCTTACTTTGAGGACGTAAATTTACTTTAATGCCCCCAACTTTTTCCCAGGGATCTTTTGTTGTGTCATAGAGAGATATATAACCATCAAAAAAGATTTCCATGACATCATCTCTGAGCAAATATAAATTATCTCCTTCAGGATCATTCCTACTGAACATATACACAGGCATGAAAGCTTCACTGACTACTTTTGGATCAATTTCATGCAACATTACACAAATCCATTGATCTGGAGTATCACTTTCTGGAGCAGATAATATTCTGTCAAAATAAATTTTGGTAGAAGAGTCCATTCCGTCCAAAAAGAATTTCTTTATCGATCTCCAGATATTTGTTTGTGAAAGTGTAGGATGTAAAGTCATTATGAATCTCTGATTTTATCTACCAATTCATCAATTACAGGATAGAATTCTTCACTTAACCACTTATCAGCTTTTGGCATTTTATCATCTTTCTCACTATTATACACGATTGAAGCATTATCGAAAATTCTCTTTAAATGCTGAATTTCCTCAATAGAAAAATCAAGAGTGATATATGTACTTCTTCTCTCAACTCTCACAACATTCATTATGATTGCTCCTTAAATTGCTCCATACATACTCAGTCTTTCAAGTGCTGTTACAGCATCTTGCCACTTGTTATCAATCCAATTCCAAATATCTCCTGATCCTTTTGTCACAAGCAATGTTGCCTGTCCATGTTGTTGAGAAACGTACTGCTCAGTTCTTTCAGCTTCTTCATATCCTAAAGGATCTCTCTCTTCTCCAAAATCATATTCAGATTGACCAAAATCATAAAGATCTACATCTCGTCCTTCTCTTCTAGCTTGAACAACTTCCTCAAGTCCGCCTTCTGTAGCCCTAACTGGAGTTCCTCTTCCAGCATCGTCATACTCTCTTCCACCACTTTTTGTGTACTTTTCTAAAAGAGCAGCATCAGCCCGATTTTCAGCAATTTCTCTTGCAATTTTATCAAGATGTGGTTGAAGATCATTTATAATAGTTTCTTTGAGAAACTGAGGAAATCGATCTTCTACCCATCTTCTAAAAGTTCCAGAAAATATTGGTCTGGGTAGTTGTCTTGAGGATCCACGCTCAAGTATTCTTGCATAATCAGCAATTTTTGTTATTGTTCCTATTTTAGTGCTAACTCGATCATTCCCACTTATTCCAACTCTCCAGGTGCCTCTTCCCTGATCAATTGGACGTATTGCATTTATCATTTGTCCAGTAGCAATACCAATTCTTGGATCGAGCGGGGTGCCTCCCCATCTTTCTGCATCAGCTTTCTCTATTTTCCACTGATCAGATAACTCAGGAACACCAGTAATGACATCTTTTTGTTCTAAAATAGTTTCAATAATTTTGGCAGCAAGTTCATTTGCTGCTCTTTTCGTTAAAGCTCCCCCTTCCTCTTCTCCCATCCAATATATAAAAGTCTTTTCCAATCCCTTTAAAGCAACTTTTGACTTCTCAGCAGCACGATCAACACGCTTAAACTCCTCCCAACCAAATCCGAGCATTGAAGTTGTTTTTCTAGCCATTATGACTCTCCCTGATAATCAATGAGAGTACACATATTCAATCCTGGCAAACGATCCTGCTCAACAAGCTCAATTTGATACATCTCATCATCAATATGCAGACGATCTTTGGATTGAATGTCCAACTGACGAGAAGCAAACAGAAGTCTTTTTCTTGTATATGCTCGTAAATATCTCTCATCATTGATTATTTCTTGATCAGAAAGTCTACCTGTAAACAAAACGTACTCACCAGAAAAAACTTCATCCCAATCGTATGAGAGTTCATAATTTGTATCTCGTGTCTCTGTCTCTGACTTCCTCATGACCATAGCTTGTTTGTTGCACTTATATAAAATCCCATCTTTGGAAATGACTTCTCTTTCAAAAGTATTACTAACTAACGTAGCTATCAAATAACGACCATCAGTTGTATGAAAATCTATTCTATCGCCTGGTTTAGCAACTGTGTCATAAGCAAATGTGTTGGTAATAACAAACTCACTTTCAAAAGCTGATCTTGGAAGCCATTCTCTTTCAAAATCAGTATATTCGCCAGAAGCTATAATTTCTCCTGACACGTGATCGTAAATACTGATAGCTTCAGCTAACTCAGTAAAAACTTCTTTAATATCAGTTCCAACACTACTCATTATAGAATCCTGTATCTATAACCTTCGTTATCAACACCAAAATCTTGCATTATTTTCGTAATATCATTTCCATACTGGTCGTAGACGAAGCCATTTTCCACATAAGTCCCAAAAACTCTGAACATATCAGCTATGTCCAGTAAATCAGGATCAGTATCAAGTGCTTTCTCAAATTTCTTATCAAGATCCTCAATCATAGCATTGTAATGATTAAATCTATGATTGAGACTTAAATCTTTGTATCTAAATTTATGTGCAGACTGTGTTCTGAGAATGTCTAAGCAATGTCGCTTTCCTCTCTGAACAGCCCAATATGCTTTTTTACCGTCAACTGGAAGACTCCATCCAAGCTCATTTAGGGCTTGGGATACTGCAAAATCGTACCCCTCAGCCCCAATAAGCTCTGATGAGGATCCCAACGACAGCTTTACTTCAGAAATAAGTTGTTCGCTGGTCTCTATTGCCATGACTTCTCCAAATTATGAAGATTTGCTACGTCTGATTTTTTTCTTAGGCTTCTCATCACTTGTAGTCGTGAATGTGTCTACACTATCAATAGTCGTGGCTTTTGTATCCACACTGTCTTTAGACACAGCATTATCATTTTCTGATTTCCGATTACGGGTAGGAGAATCCTCTTGGAGAATGCGAAGAGTTCTCCTACCCGTTTTCTTGTGGATCTCGATCTCTCTCCACAGAGCTTCAGGAAATTCACGCTTGGAACTGTCGTATCTTCCAGCAGTCACGACATTTCCACTGCTGATTCTAAGATTTACTAATAATTCAATAATCATATTGATTGCCTCCTGAATAAGATCAAGATCTACTTCACTGTCAGAGTCCACAGAGCATCAGGATGATAAATGACCGGCAGACCCTTGTTCTGCACTCTCATCCAAATTCCCTCCGGATCCCATTCTTCCTTTGTATCGGGATACATGCCGAACTGACGATCATTGCCAAAAGGAGCAAGCATGAACTCAGCAATTGGCTCACCGTCAACCTGACGAGCAAACATTCCGATCTTGTCATCAGTGATGAACTTCTTACGCATCACAACACGAGTGCGATTCACCTTGTAGCCATTACTGGTTCCGGATGACAGTGTGATCTTTCCACTCGACTGATCGACACTATCAATAGTGCCCTCTTCATAGGTGTATGGAGTGGTAAGATCGTAAATACGAACCTTAAAACCAGCTTCCATATCGACAACATCATCGAGATAGATGTCAGTATCACCAGAAGAGATATCCTGGGTCAGCCATGCGCCAACTTCAAAAATCTCATCATATATAGTGAGATTTCCGAGTCCAAGCAACTGACCAAGAACCTGACCGGGACGAGAGAACAGATCGCCATCACCAAAATTGGACTTCTTGAGCAGATCCTGAAGATCGCTATTGAACAGCAGCATCTTCAGAACTTCAGAATTCATAAAGAAATCAGTTGGATTTACACCAACATCTTCAACAAACTCTGTTTTGATCTCAAAGATATCCTTGATCGGTGTGGCATCACTTCCGGGAGAACCTGTACCATCATCCCACACATTGTCACCGGTCAGTGTCTGCTTGTGATGATCAGGCACACCATAGTCAACAGTGAACTTTGTACCACCTTCACGCTGATAGGTAAGCTCATGATCAAAGAAAGCTTTCGCAATCATCCACTCACGCCTACGAATGCAGCGATTCTTGAGTCGCCTTTGCTGGCGGGCAATCTGACGCTGTGCTGTCTGCCTCTGAGTCAAGGAAAGAGGTTCACGAAGATTGTTAAGACGAGTCTCGTCAATAAACGCTTTCTCTTTCCAGTAGGCAGCAGCGGCAGAACCTTCGTTGTACATTCCGTCATCGCCCATGACAGGTGCGGGCGCACCAGGAGCGACAAACGGTGTCATACCGGCAGTACCGTACTCCAATATCCACCGAATCCTGTCAGACTCGTAATTCACTGCTGGAAACAGACTCGTGAAAACGAGATTATCAGGATCAGGCATCCTCTGAAAAACTTTCTTCAGAGTTTCATGTTGCAATTCTGCAGGAATTCCTTTCATATCAAAACCTCCTAAGCGATATATACGCAGTTACTTCACAATATAATAAGCTCCGCCTTCGTCTTCACTCACATTGCCAAGATCAGTTATTGCCTGATCGTCAATGTTCGGAATAGCATTCTTGTACAGAATAGCATTCGAAAGCAGCACAGCACCAAGACCACCCTTGGCGTATTCACCAGCACCGGTATCAACATCCATATCAAGAATGTATTTTGCCTTGCTGCGCTTTCCGGAATCAGCATCCTCAGCTTTCAGATAGCAGTTTGCATCCTTGGCAGTATTGAATTCACCGGACACAGCACTGGAAAGAGTAACGGTAGCTTTGTAATTGGAAGAAGTGCGGTCAACATCACTAACAGTAGCTTCCTCATAAGCATCATCAGTATCAGTGAAGATGACGGTCTCGCCGGAAGCTACCTTGTAAGACTCCAGCAAATCAACATCAAAACTATCACTCGCATTCAGATCGGCAAGCAAAAAGACACGAGCAACGTCTTCAGTTGAAATGGTATCAGGAGCGTATGGGACTAATTTGTCCGTGTTTTCGTCCTTTGCCAAAATAGTGCCTCTGGGCAGACTTCCGTATCCAGAACGAATAGTCTTGTCCAAAAGCAACGCCACTTCACGAGGACTCTTGTACAATGGCTTCTGTATATCAACTGTGTAGCCAGTGATAGTCTGCTGAGGAGTAGCTCCCCCCAAACCGCCACTTGTACGCCCGAGTCCGGGATATTTAGTCCTGTTCACATCATAGCCAGGAATTGCCATATTCGTACCTCCTAAAACAATTTAAAAACATGTTATAAAACTTACTCTTCTTTGCCTTCTTTCACACCAACAAACGCCAGCAGTTCATTTGCGACACGAGTGGATTCTTCATCAAGTTCCTGATTCTGGGACTTGCGATCACCACCACCGAATCCAAGAACAGTCTGATTGCTATTCGAAACTTCACTCAAAGTCTCGGACCACTCTTTGATCTCAGCTTCAGCTTGCTCAGTGAACTTCTCTGTATCGAATGCACTGTTTTCATCCACGAACTCATTATGATCAATGTGCTTGCGGATTTTGTCGTGCAAACGAGCAGGAATCTTGTGTTCAGCAAGCTTGTTGTTCACAATCTGATCTGCTTGCATCTTCAGTTCCTTTGCCTGACGCAAAGACTCTGCCTTTTCAAGATTCTTGACACGATCCTCATACTGCTTCACAGAATCGGAAAGATTCTGAGTTTCACCCTTCAGATCATCACGTTCTTTTGTCAAAGTCGTGATCTGACCCGAAAGCTCAGTAATCTTGTTGTCCTTTTCAGTGAACTTATCCATAATCTCTTTATAAAGATTAGGATGCTGCTCCTTGAGTTGTTCAAGTGTCATATCCTCTACCTCCTGATTATCATTGTTTGAATCGTCACTCAAAATAACATCAACCTCAACCTCTTCTTCGGCATCACTTAATGAAGATACCCCAGTATTTTCATCAAATCCAAAAACACAAACAGAAGCTTCTTTGAATTTGGACTTTCTGAAAATCGTTCCAGGCCCCTTCATTTTCAAACCATTTACTTCAGCAGTTTCTCCTTCAGCAACTTCCTCAAGCAACAGAGGGCGAAGACCAACTGATGCTTGATATGGAAATCCATCATCGAGATTCTTTTTAAACTCTTGTGCAGTATCGTTGCTCAAAAGTTTAATGCTTTCAAATAAAATGGTATTGTCATCGGTTTTTGGTTTCGAATTCGACACGCCTATTTTTCTGTCAAGATCATGCTGTTCCAAAATAGGAATGCGCTTCTTATCAAATTGCACTCCCTGAACATCAATAGCAAGATCACCCCAAAGCCAATGGCCTTTGAGAATCTTGCCACTATATGCATTCATGGAAAATGCAAGTTCTTCCCCTTCTTCACCTCCAGAGAGCTTGATATCAACATCCTCAGTGAAGTACATTCCTTTTTTTGGAATTTTTTTAGTTGTTGTACTCACATTTTCACCTCCATGATTTTTGCTTTCACCAACTTTAGAGTTTGCGACACGTACAGCCTTGGCTGCACAATCTTTGCCATTGTCTTTTCGACATTGTTTATATACTGAATTAGCAATTTCCGCCCATTTCTTAGCTTGTTTTTCAGTTAAGCCCTTTTTGTACTTATGTGCATCTTTGCTGGACCATGGCATAAACAAGCTCCATAAATTTAAATTTAACAGCA